ACTGTTGAAATCAAACCCAAAAAATTAAAGATCGCGCCGACGACGCCTGAACTCTTGAATGCCGCTGAAATATCACTGAACAACCCTGAGATCTTGCCCATCACAGTGCTCAACACTGTGAAGTATTTGGAGATCATCTCAAAGACCGGTCCAACGATAGGCAGATCGGCACCCTTTGCAAACAACTTACCCAACACGCCCCAAAAGGCACTCAATAGCTTAGTACCAAATGCCAGCATCTTGACTGCCAACGTGGGAATTGATTCAGCCAAAAATAGGAGCCAGTTACCAACGTACTTCAGGAATTTTTCACCCACGTCCATCAAGGCATCTGCGATGTCGCCTTCATTGCCTTTGAAAATTGTCTTGATCAAGTTGCCGATGCTAGCGAACAGGTCAATTCCAGCCGACAAGTAGGCCTTCAGGCGATCGGTAAAGCTCTTGCCAAAGAAATTCTCAACAGCAGAGAAAACATTTTTAGCAAGACCAGCAATTGACACTGCAATCGATTCCTGTACACCATCAGGCAACAATCCCAACGTCAAAGCATTGATGATACCAGTTGCCGCAGAACCTACTTTGGCCTCAGTTTTCCCAAACGTGGGGGCCAACTTGTCTTCAAATTTCTTCATCGCTGTGTCGACATTGACGGCCAGGTCAGCGATGACAGCAATGATGGCTGCTGGACCCAAAAACTTTCCCAATGAACCCAGCGACTTGGTCAAGACTTTGCCTAGACCTTTTGTTCCTGCAGATCCTGCGGCCTCGGCAGCAGGACCGGTGAAAGCAGTCATGACTGACTTCAACAACATCGTTCCCAACTGTGTGGTGATGAAGCCCAACAGTCCCCTTGTCAAAGCCGGGCCAAACAACACTAGCGCGATTGCAGGGGCAGCTTTTGCAACAAATGCTTTGACCTCAGGTTTGGCCCACAATATACCCCACAGTTCTGCCAGTTTTTTGACGATCGCAGAACCCAACTCCATCAATGCCGGCAGCAACACACGGACTGCACCAACGAGGGCCTCGCCCAATGGCTTCAAGAACGCTATCGCAGTGGCCATGAAACCACTTGTGGCCCCACCCGCAGCTTCCATGAATTTCTTTGGATCAGTGATGAAGCTAGCAATGCTGCGGATGACATCAGCCATTTTCGGGGCCAAGAACTTGATGCTTTCTGTCAAGATCTTGAAAATCGCTTCAAATACTCTTTTGAAACCCTGTATGACCCGCTTGCCCGGACCTGTCTCTGTGCTGAAAAAATCAAGAAAATGACGTTGAATGTTGTCCATCAAGCCCTTGATCGAGCCGGTGCCGGTCGTCATGTCTTTGAAAAATCCGGCAAATTCAGTCGAGATACCGCCGAACAACTTGCCAAACTTTCCAGGCTGAAACAAGGCTGCAATACCTTCTAGAACGTCTTTGATGGGTGCCAAGGCAGCAAAGGCACGGCCCAACTTGACACCTGCACGCTCGGTGGCAATCAGTCCCATCTTGATGTTCATAATGATGTCACGGAAGCCCTTGGAGGCCTGAATTCCTCCCAAGAAACCGCGGAAGAACCTCTCAAAGAAACCACCTTGACTGCCACCTCCTGATTGGACCAATCGTTCAATTGAATCTGCCAGTTTCTTCATGGCATCAGCCTGTGACAGTTGTTTCTTCTCTGCAGACTCGCTCTTCTTCTTGATCTCGTCTAGCCCCACACCTTGGTTCTTCATCGAAAAGGCCATGCGCGCCTGTTCTTCGGTCAAGCCCGTACTACTCGACAACAGCTTCAATTGCTGCCTGTTGAATGTCGAGGCATCTTGGCCTGCAGCTGCCATGCTCTTACGCAACATGTCGACCTGCTTTGCAGGATCCTGTGCTTCCATCAGCTGGAAGGCATCGACGTTCAAACCAAAAGCTTGTGACAATTTGGAGGCATTTTCTGCGGCTGTGTCAAAGGTCTCAAATGCGTCCAGGGTACCGGTGATATCGTGCAACTCCAGGCCCAACTTACGGGCATAGACTGAGGCTTGTGCAATCTCTTTGACTGCGGCGCCTGCAAAGTGTTTCATGTCGCCCAGTGCTTTGGTCATATCCCGCGAGATCAACTTAGAATCGATACCAAAAGCTGCACCTAGGTCCTGAGCCTGCTTTTGCATCGGCAACAGCACTGAGGCCATCGACTTGCCCATGACTTTGGCCTGTTGACCGATCGACTTCATCTGTTCATCTGACAGTCCGAGACCTTTCTGCCACGCTAGAATTGCGCCACCATTGTCTTTGAATTCTTGAGCAAAGCTCTGGAACAGTGGTCCCATGCCTTGAGCCAGTTTCAAGAATGCCTTCAGTCTCTCAGCTACGTTGCCGAAGATGCGAAATGAATCGAGGCCAGTGGCAGCGAACCCCTTCAATTCAGTGGCCATGTTCATGATGATCTTGGGAGAACCCGTTCCCAAGGCACCAAATTCCTTACGGAGATCTTCGATGGCCTGTGCTAGTTCACTTGACCCACCGCCGGCATTGTTGGCCATGTCGATCAAGCCCTTGAACATCTTGAACGGGATCGCAATGATGGCTCCAGCTACTGAACCGATGCCGCCGACCAGACTAGACATGAAACCCATGACACCTTTGCTCAAGGCAACCAGGTTCTTGAATCCCTGCACGAGGCCTGAAGTAGCCGCCGCGGCAACAGCCATTGACATTGGAAACTTCTTGCTGGCTTCACCTCCCAATTTTTTAACGCTAAGTTGTAGCGCCGCGGTGACGCTGCCACTGTTTTCAAGTGCGCTCAAAAACTTGTCGAACGACATCTTGTTGATTTCGTCCAGTGAAAGTTTCGTTTCCGTCATGCGGCCGGTCAAGGTGCTGACCTGAGTACCGGCCTCGACGGCCTTTTTCCCCAGTTGGTCCAGCGTTTCTTGCTGCGACTTGGCTAGCTCACCCATCTTGTCGACGATGGCCTTGACACCCTGTGAGACCTCGTTGAGCTGACTGACAGCCGCGCGCATGTCGAGTGCAGACATGGCCTGTGCCAGTTTTTCCATCGATGCAACCTGATCGCTGGTGTTAGCGTCAATTTTTCCAGACGAGGAAGCCATGCGATCCATCAAGGACGCAAGCTTTGTCGCTAGCTCTACCTGTTCTTTGTCAGCTGCCGCCATGGCTCACCTTTCACAGGGGCCAGGGTACGCCGAGGGCACGTTCGAACTCTTGGGCCGACATGTGCTTGACGCCGAGCTTCTGAACCACGCTGTCGACAGAGGCACCCGGCCTGCGAAGCTCTTCTTGAAACCTCCGTGAGGCCAACATGGCATTGGAAACTGCGCGAACTTGGTCCTCCGATCCCCTGATCTTAGTGTTGACCGCTTTGCCGACAAGCCAGGCGCCCACTGTGGCAAAGAAAATCTTACCGAGAAGATTGACTCCTAGCTCGTTGAGCTGTTGCTTGTCGCTCATGTTGGTGACCTCATGTTGCTTTTCTAGATAGGCGCGAGCTCGATTCAGGATCCCAATATCGCGCGAATTGCCCGCGGAGGCGAACAATTGCTCGGCTTCCTCGAGAGTGACACAGCGAACTTTTTCCATCTCGTCATCGTGGCCGCCCACAGGACCGGTCCTGACCATCATAAAATAATGTGTGATGCTCATGGTTCCGACACCCGTTCCCAGCCCTCCGTGAGGCAAAATTTCAGCTGGAACGCCGGCTTCTTCTTGGACCTCACGGAGGGCAGTGGCCTCGATTCCTTCTCCTGTGTCGACGCGGCCTTTTGGAAAACACCACGGGCCAAAATTATTGGAAGGTTTACAGACAAAGACCCTGTGAGGAGGGTCCATGCTATCGAGAACTACGCCGCCGGCTGACGTCCACTTGTCCTTGGGCATGACACTAAGTATCTAATCAGAACCGTCTCAATCGTGACGGTGTTTGTGGCCGAGCATTGCCTTGTAGAGCCCTAATTTCAGGTGTGTTCTGGTGCAAAGCCTTAGTCAACGGTTGAGGATTATCGCCACCGCCCTTGCCATCACCGTCTTTGTTGAGCTCTTTTGAGATTCGTTCGATGAACCAGCGCTTGTATGCCACGGGCATATTATACGCTTCTGCATACAAGAACCCACCGTAGTACATCAACAGGAAGGTGGGTTCCAGGATCAGCTGGACCTTATCGTCCGGCAGCAGGCCAAAGAAACGTCACGCCGAGTGGCATATTGACCTCCTCAACGTGCCCACAGGCAGGGCAGGATGTCTCCTGTTTCATTGAAATTCCAGGCTCACTATCGCGGATGTAGTTGCGCAAGGCTAGAGAATCGCGAGCGGGCATCATCCGAACGAAGGCCGCGATCTTGCCGCGGTCATCGATGGCGTCAATGTTGACGATGCTGTACAACAGGTTAGTGGTGACGCTGGCCTCACCTTGCAGGCCCAACTTCTTCTGCTTTTCCGACGTGGCCATAATCTCTTCTTCGTCGCGGCCGGTCAGAAAGCGAAACTTGACCGTCTTCTTGCTGTAGGGCAACAGGAACTCAAACAAGTTCATGCCAGCGGACACCGGTTCGATCTCCAGGCGCTTGATGGGCAAGGCCGACAGGTCGAACTGGTGAGGCGCCTTGGTTTGGCACTCCGGACACTCGATTTCTGCATCGTAGCCTGCTCCATAGCCAGTGATGCGAATGGCGACCATCAGAGCATTGCGATCCCCTGTCAACATGTCGCGCGGATCCATGCTCCTGTCAATGAGACATGACTTGATCAGCTCTGTGATGACAGTTCCCTTCTTGAGAAAGGCCTTACTCGTTAGGATGTCCTCCTCACGGGCCGTCATGGCCTTGATGTCGACAGTCTCGGCTCCGTACAGTGGCGAATTAGTCGGGTAGACGCGGCCTGCAGAAGGCAGAGGCACCGTCTCGACTGGAACGTCTAGACCAAAGTCTGACTTGACTTGGGCTGCCGCAGTGGTCTGCGGAATCCGCGGGTCGGCCGCTGAGGCCTCACGGGTCTTAAAAACTTCGTTACGCTGCTCGCGTTCTTCTGACATGTTTGGGGTTTCCTCTTACGTGATGGTACTTCCTGTCACCGCCTACGTAAATAGAGGTAACCATCACGTGGAGCCCAAATTAAGGCTTGTGAGCCTTTTGCAGGTCTTGCTTGCCGACCACCGCCAACATGATGGCCTCAGGTGCTGCATCGCGATCAAGTCGCTCCCTCGCGGAGGCAAAACGTAGCTGATCTGAATCGACCAACAGGACCATCACTTCTTCCGCCCGTGAGAGGCTGATCCCGACCTCGACGGCAATTTCTCCCAAAAACAAAGGGTGAGATACCCTGTGGCAATAATGCACGATTTTTTCTACCACGGCCTGGTGGGCCGAACCAGAGGTCCGCTTGACCCAATTGTCTGTCAACTGTCGCCTGTTTTTCGATCGCTGCACAGTGTCATGGTAACCTCTGTCACAGGACTTGATCAACTGTCAGTTTCGATAACGAACCTTGGGAGCCACTGCTCGCAGCTGGTCGACGAAGTCCCAACGCCGGTCGACTTCCTGCTCAAACTCCAGAGGCGACCACCCTGATGCCTGCAAGACCTCTGCATATTCTCTGTCGTAGTCTGATTGGCTCATGGTCCCGTCTTGCAACCTCACCTCAAGGTCATCGAGCAACGGTGACATGTCATCATAGGGCAATTTCATCAAAGGGGCCGAAAAAGTCGACATGTGTTCCCTGACCAGGGCACGGATCAAACGCTTGATGCGCAGCATAGACTTAAATAGCGCGAAGGTCCCCAACATGAGGACCTTCGCCGGACAGAGTGTCGATCGCCACTGCGGTGACAGGAATTCGATCGCTCCCCGAGTCTTATTGTCGACCTGAACTGTGAGAACCAAGCTGTGACTCAAGGTCATCCAACGATTCACGCATGCTAGTGATTGATTTTTTGACCCAGACCGGCAATGACTCACGCTGATGATCATCGAGTTCATCAGGCAGCTTGTTACACAGTTCGGCCAATTTTTTACACTCGAAACGGACGCTTGCTGCAGCTTGCAGAACAGTGTTGCTGAATGCTGGACTTTCAGACAGTGACGTTTGCACAGTCTCCTTGATCAGCCTACGGAGCTCACGAGAAGTCAGTTTCATCGTAACAGTAAGTATCAAGCACGAGTCACGCTGTCATTTGACAAAGCGATGTATACTGTCGAACAGATTAAAGCCGAAAGGCCTCCGAAAAGACCTTTCAAAACAACTACTTGAGAGATCGTATACGACTTAAAACTGCAAAACCGCATTGTCGAAGCGGAGTGTGAGAGAAATTTCCGCGAGTTCTCCACCTTCATACGTTAGCTCACCGAAGTTGACTTCGGTGGCAAACGCTCCCTTGATGTCCCACAATTCGACCACGGTACCGACTGGGTCCAACATCTTCAGCTGAATGTCACGCTTGTAGAAGTCAGCGTAGCCTGAACGTCCTGAGACGCTCTCGTAACACGTGCGGACCCACTCCATCACCTGCTGGGCACCGGAGGGTGCAATCGGATCGTGCAGCGTGACCGCGATGGTGTTGAACGTTGTCTTGCCGGCCAGGTACCTGGTGGCATTGATGAACGGGATGACGACTTCTTCGGTCGCCACAGTCGGTCGGGCCGCTGTCTTGATGATGTAGGCGTCGATGCCTTCGATCATGAGGACCCATCTATTTTTTCGTTTTGGCTCGAATTTGTTGGGGAGCATCGATGTTACGTCTAGTGTCTCTGCCGGCATGTTATTTTCTCCACTCCTGACCCATGGCGGGCCTTCAACACATAGATATAACTGAATCACAAACGTTTATAAACTATTTATGCATTAAACGCATCACCCCGCCTAAGTTATAATATCGGTAGGTCATCATCATGAGCGCAATTTCTGGTAAAAAGTTGGACGCTGTCACTTGCCACCTGTGTCAATCATTTTCAACAAAAAGGTTGACGAGTTTTGAACGCCACCTCCAAGAGGTTCATGGCACCACGTGTCAAGGCGCATGGGACGTTCTGAACTCAGGACCTGTGAAGTGTAAGTGTGGATGTGGTGCTACTACGGGATGGAACGGGTGGAAGACAGGGTACAGCACTTTCATAATCGGACACAATGCCAACCTGGACGCAGCCTACGGGCCCGAAAAAGCACGTCAGATCAAGGACACGAGAGCTGACAAGCTCCGAGGCAAGGTCGGATGGGCAAAAGGCAAAACAAAAGAAAACGACGCCCGAATTCGTGATCGCGCAAAGGCAACAGCGATCGGTAGAACGAAAGCCTTTGCTGAAGGCAAGATCACAGCATGGTCAAAAGGAAAAACGAAGAAAGATGATGCCAGGATCGCAGCGTTGGCCACTGTCCTCAAGGAAGGGTTTGAAACAGGAAAATACGTACCTTGGGCCAAGGGTCTCACAAAGGAGACTGACGATCGCATCACAAAAATGGCTGCACGTAACTCTATCACCCACTCGATGGTCAATCTGCGACAAAAACTCGATGCAACAAAACGTCTCACAGAGAACGACGTCAGATCGCGGGTAGAGGCCAATGGTTGTTTCACGGTGATCAGTGACCTCTCCACATATATCAGCGACAAGGAACCAAACATTCAAGTCAAGTGTAACACGTGCAATGCGACTACGTATGGTTCACTGCGAATGTTGAAATACAATCGTTGCTTCACGTGTGATCCTGCCGGGTCTGCGACACAGAGTGAGATCGCCAGTTGGCTACGAACCGTGATGAAAAAGGTGACCACTAATGATCGTACGGTCATTTCGGGTCCAAAGAGAATGGCTGAGCTCGACATATTCATTGCTGACAAGCACTTGGCAATCGAATACAACGGACTGTACTGGCACTGTGAAGCGCACAAGTCAAGCACATATCACAATAACAAGACACAGCAATGTTCAGAACACAACGTTCACCTTCTCCACGTGTTCGAAGACGAATGGCGAGACAAACGACAGATCGTCAAGAGCATGATCACTCACAGGCTAGGCTTGACAAGAGAACGTTTCTTCGCCCGCAAGTGTGATGTCGTTGAACTAACATTGAAAGAACGCCGCGAGTTCTTCAATGCAAACCACATAGACGGCGACACGAATTCCACTTTGGCACTCGGCCTCAAAACAAAGCAAGGCGAACTGGTAGCGGCCTTGAGCCTTCGGAGGCCGTTTCACAATAAACACCGCGACTGTCTAGAGGTGGCAAGATCGTGTTCAAGGATCGACTGCACGGTCACAGGAGGTGTAGGGAAACTCGTGGCACACGCAGGGACCAAAGCCAAGAAAAGAGGCATCAATAAATTGATGACCTACGTCGACACGCGTCTTGGGGGAACAGGGAACGCGTACGTGGCTGCAGGATTCACAAAATCATCAACGACGGCACCGCGGTTCTGGTGGACCGACTTTCACGGCAGGTTCAATCGCTTCAAGTATCGTGCCGACAAGAAAAACAAACTGACCGAAGCCGACGTTGCCGCGGCTGCCAACGTGGTCAGGATCTGGGGTTGCGCCAACGATGTCTATGAGTTGTCGTTGTCGACCGAACACGGGACTCAGTCGCTGGCACCTTGCCTGAGGCCATCTGCTTCAATTGCTTGATATACTTGCGAAACTCAGCAACCTTGTTGAAGAGATCGCTGTGCAGGCCGGCCACGATCGCCTTAGCTGCTCCCGCGGGTGCCATCTCGTGGGCCTTTTCAACTTTTTTATTGGTGTTGCTGAGGTCTTGTAGAATGTCATCAAGCGTGGACGAAAAATCTTTGCCTCCCAGGCCAAAGATCTCATTGAGCTCGACCTCTTCACGGATCACCCTACGCAGCTCACGGACGGTGGTTTTCATGGCCTTTTCTGTGCCCTCAAGACTGCACCAGAGAATTCTTCATCAATCAGATATTGTAGCTCCAACACAGAAATGCGCGATTCCTGAGGGGCTTCAATGAGGCTGCGCAGCGACCGTTTGGGCTCGTCAAATTGACCGGTCTGACGGTATTCACGGACCTTGATATCGAGGGCCTCGCCGATCAACTTACGGAGCTGCTTGACAGTGACGAGCTGGGCCACGTTAATCGCCTGTGTCCAGGATCAGCCCAGGGATCCTGCGTCAGCTTCGGCATCTGGTCGAGCTTCTTGATGATGGTGTTGACGGCATTTAGCAACCACTGGGCCTGAGCTTCCGCAGTGGGATCTGAGATCTGTTGGAACAGCATGCCTAGGTCTTTCTTAGCCAAATTGAGGTGACCCACGAATTCTTTCAATGGTCCCTCGACTTTGCCTTGAGACATCGTCGTCTCGGCAAGGTGTTCCTTGACGGCCTGCTTGATGATCTTGCGGAGCTGCTGTTCAGTAAGTTTCATTCGTTGTCTCCCGGTGGAGTGCCACCGTAAATCTTTTTGTTCAGGACATGAGCGTCTTCATCATCTTAGGAGTGAATCCTACGTACAACTTTCCATTGATCTTGCACGTATGCTTGTACACAATGAACATAGATCATCATAATCCATGTATAATACTGTGTCAAATGCTCTGGATGTTATTGGTGACCACAAAATCCAATGAAACGAATTCGATCGATTTCGTAGGTTGAACGAAAATTTTTCCACGTATCGTATTGTTCTCGATGTCCTGCTGCGTCGTCGTCGATGAGTCAATGATGACCTTGAACCGCTCGAGACCGGACTGGGCCTGGATGCTCTGCAGCCTCGGCGTGACTGCCGCAGTGAAGCGGGCCAGTGTGGCCGCCCTGTTGGGCTCAAAGATGATCGTCTGTGAGATGTCCCTGACCTGGCGACGGATCTCAATCAGCAACCGACGAACGTTGACACGGTCCAGGGCGGATGCCGCAGCCTGCAGTGTCTTCTGACCCCAGACGACCACACCACCCTTCGGGTTGTTTCCTCCTGAGGCATTGCCCGGGAAGGCGACCAACGGATTGACGGCCACATCGTACAAGGCATCCATGTTGGTCTTCGACAATTGAACACGGGCCTCAAGTGTCGTCGACAGTGCACCACGCGTGGTACCTGCCGGTGCAAACCATGGGTGACCGATGGCATCGTTCAAGGCTAGAGCACCCAAGACGACCACCGAAGGCGGCACGATGAGGTTGGTCTTGGTGTTGGGATCCGGCATCACCACGTCAGGGAAGTAGGCGGCCGCAAAGTTGTTATCGAGGGCCCGTGTGGCGAAAGCCAGCGCCGTCAGCGCCACCGAAGGCAGCTGGCTGTCGACAAAGACTTCATCGTCATTGTTGTCGAACTGCTCGATATCCATGATGTAGAGGGCATCGAAGCGATCCTTGACAGCGTCTGCCGCGGCATTGGTGACGATCGGGTGGCGGATGCCAGGGATCGCCAGCAGCTGGATGTCGGTGTTGACAACGTTCTGCATGATCTGCAGCGCCTTAGCATAGGCCCGGACGTTGGGTCCCTGGTCACGGCCACGGTTGGTGGCATTCATGTCTGCCGTCACAGCCGTGTTGTTGAGCTCGACTGAATCCCTGTCGAGCAAGTCGAGGCCGTTGAAGCCACCTTGCACCAAGAAGGTGAACTTGGCGAAGCGGCGGTTGGCCTGGATCAGGTCGTCGACGGTGAACAGTCTTGTCTTGGCGGTTTCATCAGGAACTGCTGATCCATTTCGAACGTACTGTGCAGAGACCCACTGTGTCGGATCGGCCAGCGTCGTCGATCCCGTGACGATTTTGACATTCTCGAGGGTGAACAAATTGTTACAGAACCGGTCTGCGTCGATGATGCCCAGGGCATCTGTGTCGACTGTTCCGGTGTTGTCACCGGCGGCCACGTTCTGATTTGTGATCGAAAAATCAGGCAGATACGTGGCAAACGCCTTGAGCGAATAGTTCTTCAGTGTTGAAGCATTCGGTGTCGACAGGCTGGTGACGTGTTCAAACTGCGCGCCCCAGTACAGCAACGGGTTGACAGAAACCTTCTGTCCTGAACCATTGGTGATATCGTTCCTCATCGGCAGAGGCGGCGACACGGCGCGGTGCAAGAAATTTGCAGAAGTCAACTGTGAACCAGAGATCGATGCCAGGGGTGCAGAACCCGAGGTGACCAAGTGTTCAACGCCGCGGAATCCAACAGGCAGTGCCGTCGGATCTGTGCTGCCGTTTTCAACGCCGGCGTCCATTTCGACCCTGACGAGGTTAGACCGTGCTGAATAGTTGCCGTCAATGACGATCTTCTGTGCAGGTTCAGCGCGGTTGAAGTCAAAGAACACATGGGCATCGCCGACGATCTTGGCAACGTAGCGGTCTGAACTAGGGTCCAGATTGATACCACGAAAGGCCTCGAGCGGCAATTGGGCAACGTCGCGGTCGTTCCAATCGCGGATCACCAGGTCAAATGACCCAAACTTGTTGGCTGGATCTGTCGAAGGCGTCAGATTTTCAATCGAAACCTTATACAATGTCGAGACATCGGCGCCGGCATCGAGAGCATGGAGTCTAAACAGGTCTGCCGCGGCACCACCGAACTTTTGCGAGATGATCCACGGTGACTTAGCGTGACTAAACCTGTCAGTGAAGGCCTCGTAATTAGGCACAGTCGAGCTACCGACATTGCGTGACAGGGAACTCGTCGTCAAGAAGACAGCGGCCTCAGCACCCGTCTTAGGAGCAGTCGCGGCAAAGGCTCCAGAAGTCTCGGAGACCAGGCCTGAACCTGTGACAACTGCAGTGGCTGGGTGAATATCCCAGAACGTATAGAGATAGTGACCGGCCTGCTGGACCTTGAAGGGATCGGTGTTTAGAACATTGCTGAAATAGTTGGGACTCGTCATATCAAACGAGGCCGTGATCACATTTGGATACAAAGGATCAGTGCCCTGGTGACCATTCAACAACAAAACAAAGTCCTGCTTGGCAGTGCTATTCTCTTGCAGGACAATCGATCCCACGAGGCTGCCGTTTGATGTTGCGTCAGTCGCGACCAACGTCGAGGCGGGGGCTGAGTTGGTCCCATCAGTCGACGAGGAAACACGCATAATGACGCCAGAAGGTGCCATCAAAATACCACGGACGATGGGTACAGCAGTATTGACACCCGGCGTGACAGATCCAGGGCCTTGAAGTCCTGCTGAGGAAAAAACCGTTGAACCGGCCGATTCTGACATGAAGGCGCCCAAGAAATACGTTCGCCCGAGAGGTGAACCCAACGTGCCTGAGTTGGCATATTGGTTTCCCGCTAGTGAGCCATCGGAAGCTCGCGGCAACAACTGACCAACAGTGAATCCGGCGGCATTGACTGACCCGTCCGACTGGTTCTGTTTTCCGTCGCCCACGCCGAGGACCCTCAGATAAGTGACAGCGGCGGCATTACGCATCCATTCAGTGACAGCAAGTGGACCGAATTTCTTACCGTCAGTCTTTCCGAATTTAGCGTAAAAATCGCTGATCGTTCCAACAGTGACTGGTACGAATGCCGGCCCCTTCAGGGCTGTACCGACGATGCCTGCTGGGATTCCGACCGGTTGCTGGACCACCGGTCCAGAAAGGTCAATTTCTTTTGCTGTAACGCCGGCGCTGCCAAATTTCAGTTGTGCCATTCTAGCCTCTGCGTTTTAAGTATCACATCACATCACATCTGTAGCCACGAAAAGAAGCGGCTCAATATCTGTAACAGATCCTTACATAGGAGTTCACACATCAAGGCAAGTGATGCCAGGGTGTTTCTTCAAACGTCCAGTCTTCGTACACATGCTATTGCTGCATGCATACTGGTTATCTTTCAATTGAAAGAAATACCAGAATTAGACAAAGCTTACTCCGCTGTTGGTAATCACAAAATCAATTGCGATATACTCGATGACGCGGGTCGGGACAATGACGATCTTTCCATTCAACCGGTTGAGGTCGATGTCCTGTTGCGAGTTGTTCGTCTCATTCATGATGACTTGAAACGCTTCAACACCGGCTTGAACTTGAATCAAGCCCAATTGCAAGACAGCATCTGCGACAAACTTGTTGCGAACCTCAGGGGTATTGTTCTCAAACACCAACCGCTGCGCAATGCCGATGATGATGCGCTTGACCTCGAGCAACAGGCGGCGAACGTTGACCCTGTCAAGAGCCGACTTGTTGACCTGCAGCGTCTTTTGCCCGTAAATAACGAACCCAAGCCGCGGGAAAGTGGCGATCGGATTGACCCGTGAATCGTACAAACGATCCCTGTCGCTGACGTTGAGACGGATTCCAACGTTAGTGACAAAATCTAGAGCTGCACGATTGAAACCTGCCGGCGCAAACCATGGGTAAGACACCCGATCGTTGAATGCCAGGGCACCCATTGCCGCGATCGAAGAGGGAACTTTGACGCGTCGACGGTTCGTTGCATCGTCAATGAAAACGTCTGGGAAGTACGTTCCTGTGTAGCTGTTGTCCAGCGCCCGTGAATCGAGCTGGTTGACAGTTTGATCAACGCTCGGCCTGGCCGTCGAATCGTCGTACAGACGATTAGATGAATCATCAAAAGCTGCAATGTCCATCACGTAGAAGGCCAGTCCGTAATCACGGACCTTCTGCATAGCGTAGTCGGTGATGAAACTCTCACGGATGCCTGGAAGTGCCAAGATGTTGGTGTTGACAACCAGCGGATCAGTCATGATATCGACGGCAGTCTTGTAGCTAGCGACTGTGCTGTTCGATTGACCAGTACCTGCAGGATTGAACCCAAGGCCGGGAGCTGTGTAACCGATAGCTGCTCCGCCGCCTGCATCAAATGATGAAGCCTTATCATTCAAGCGACGGGCATCGCGGTCCAGGAAGTTGGTGCCATCATAGCCGCCGGCCATGAAGGTGATGAACTTGGTGAACGTTGAGAACCGATTGAAGTCAGCCGCCGTCCCCTTGGCCAACAGAGTCGCCAGGGTGACACGGTTGCCGAGAACAGGGTCCTTGATGGTGTAACCAGACAGGTCCAGTTTACCATTGCGAATGTACGCTGCTTCTCTCATGTGATCGCTGACAGACGAGGTGAGGTCAGTCAGGGCGCCATTTGAGAAAGCAACCTTCGCTAGAGTGAACTTGTTGTTGTTCAGAGTATCGGCACCAGAACCGGTGACCAGAGCATCGAGCTGTGAAATGCCCATGAATTTGGTGTAGTTCGACAATAGACCGTTGGCCTCACCGACCAAATTAGGATCCAGAGGTAGAGTATTGCGCTCAAACTTGACGCCCCAGTAGTACAGAGACAATGTCAACTCAGTCGAACCGGGCTGACCCAACCATGCAGCACCGATGGGTACGTCGCCCTTGGTGACCTTGATCCTGAACGGAATTGGCGGTAGAATTGAACCTGACATAGAAGACAGCGAAGACGGACCCAAGGCACCGGCTAGACGACTCGAAGTTGTCGTTGGCGGTGTGTCAGTCAATGAATTGTTGGTCTTCAACAATTGCGTGCCGCGGAAACCAAAAGGCAATGTCTTCTGTGGCACCAGACCACGTTCGACCTGATCAGTCATGACGATGCGAACGTATTTCGAGGCATTCGGGTACTTACCCGAGGCGACGATTCGACGCTCAGTATCGATAGTGGCATCAAAGTTGTACATGACCTTGCGATCACCGATCAGCTTACCAACGTAATTGTCAGCCGTCGGGTTCAAAGAACAGTTTGGAAACAGTTCGAGAACAAAGGGATTAGTGTCACTGTCATTCCAGTCCCTGACCTGGACAGTGAATGTCCCATACGGGCTAGAATCATCCAGCGAAGCCTTGAGATCTGTGATTGCGATCTTGAACAAGGTATTGGCGTACTGCCCATCGTCCAAGGCCTCAAACTTAAAAAGATCGTACTCTGTCGCGCCGAAAGGCTGCGAGATGAAGAACGTCGTTTGAGGAGCACGGTACCGGGTGTCATAGGCACCAAAAACCTTACGCATGGCCAACGTAGTATCACCAGAGTTGGCACTGGTCACATTGGAACCCGAGACAGCGGCCACCGAAGTCGCTGTCGCCAATTCATCATCGACAGGGAAATCTGCGTATACCAAGTGTTGTTCTGAGACAAACTTGTCTGGGTCTGAATTGAGGATCTTGCCAAAGTAATTAGGGCTCGTTGGATTGAGAGATGCCGTGAAGATTTTGACACCCGGGTTATTGTCAGCATTCCAGAAAGCATTGCCCAAAGTGCTAGAAATTGCTAGCTTGAACGTCCCATTGACAAGGTTTGCTGAATCAATGTTTGATCCGTTGAATACACCCACGGTTGAACCCGTACCATCGAGCACCATCAAGCGTGCCGTCGTAGGCGTCATGACTAGTCCACGGACCAGGTTGACAATTGCACCTGAAAATGAATCGTTATCCGTGAACATCGGAATTCCGTAGGCTTCAGCTGTCTGCAACGTGTGACGGGCAGTCAATAGCTGGACCACACCATTGTGACGACCCAACTTATCGTCAGGTGCCGTTGTCCCATCGATGTGCATTCCAGCGCTGACTACGCGGCCAGTCACTGACGTGCGAACAATGTCAGTCGACGTTGCGTTAGCTCCGGCGCCGAGGACCCTGAGATAAGTCAGGGCATTCCTGTTCTTCAGGAATTCATTGACAGCATAGGGACCGAATCGTCTCGGGTCCAAGTTACCGAACGTAGCAACGAACTCATCGAAGTTACCGACGGTGATCGGCACGAAGGCAGGACCCTTGTTGGACGTTCCGATGACGCCTGCGGGAGTACCGACAGGCCCTGTCGGAGTCGTGGCCGAAAGGTCAATTTCGCGTTGATAAAAATTGGGCGACCTAAAAGTCTGCTCAGGCATTACCGTTCTCTCCTCTACTACGGTGTGGAATCACTATGATAAGTATCGGACGTTGGTGACGAAAATTGTTGACGGTCAGTTCTCAATGGTCACTATCGTCAAATCTCCTAGGTCGGTACCTGGAGCGAACACAGTTTCACCCGTGGCAGCATTGATCGATGCCACTCTGACCAACCGTGTTACCAATTTGCCTTGAGAATTTCTAGTGACAAGGCGTTTAAAATGTGCAGGTGATCTTCCACGGGGAAGCGACAACAAAGCAGGATCATTGGGATCAATCTCGTCTCCTGCGACAAACAGGCGCCCGCGACCATTGCGACGTTGATCAGTATTCTTGACACTTCCGTCGGCTAGCGGCAGCGTTGGATCATCAGCACCCAACAAGGGATCATCAATGAAACTGGTATCGTCAGCTTCAGAAGTGGCCACACCTGTGTTGAAAGAAATGTCAGGAGCACTAACATAACGTTTGACGGGGATGGGGACTCCGGGTGCAGAAGAAGCAAAGATGTACGCAGGAACCTTGACGTTGATCTTATACTTGATGAGTCGTTCACCTTGACTCATGTCTTCGAAATTTGTCTCAGCATTGTATACGTCATCAGTGATCGAAGCCACGAACCAATAACCCTTCGGGGTATCGATGCGCCAACCTTGTGTCTGAGGCAAAAATGATGAGATCATCGTCTCTAGAATCTGATTCATATGGTGGATGTACTGCGTCCAGATGATGATCTCGTAGTTGGCGGTGAAAAACTGCGGGCTGGGTATCACCAGCGTTTCATAGACGTTGTTAGTCCGATCAGGCAACATCAGGCCCCCATCATCGATGATCCCGTTGTCTGCAAGGTCACCCATGGCGCGGGAGGTCGACAGTTGACCCGTGTCAGCCTCTCCGGGAGGCACCGCGAGCCCACTCTGGTGGCGCAGAAAAATTCGATTAATCAGATTTTGGTAACCACGGTCTGATTTATCGAGCCTTCTCCTGATGACGATTTCTCCGGTTCGTTGGTTGATTCCGCGGCCGGTGATGTCGTCATTGACTGTCTGTGAAATGTTGGGTCGACCGATGGTGATGATGGGCAATATCAACGAACCCGTCTTATCGCGGAGTGGCCTGTTGCGCTTCAGCAGGGCCCATTTTTCACCGCCAGCGAAGACAATGGGAACTTTTTTGAGGTCAGAACTGTCTTCGCCACCGACGGCAAATGGAATCTCCTTGTCGAACAAATTGAAGATGCCCACGTCAACGTCACCGATACCCACGGGTGGAATGACAAGGTCACTCGTGGATCCGCCTTTATCGTAACCCGTGGGAAGGGGAGCGATACCGTAGTTAGACCTAGGTCTTGCGTTGAACCGTGTCGGCATTAGTCTTCATCCTCACCGTAGAACGCTGGGCCGGCCTGGTCCGGATCACCCAGAGGTGAAACTTCCTTCGGACCCGTCAGAGGAGGTTCCAGGACGCCGTTCTTGACAAGGTCTCGCAAGTCTGCTGTTCTGCCTTCTTTGTTCTCAGAGAAACCACGTTGTTGGACAAAGACCGTCTGCACAGCATCGGCTTCAGGTCGTGAAATGTCGGTCGGACCGACAACCAGTGCCTTGAACAGGCTCTCACGGGCACGGATTCCGACGAGCTTGACGCCGTCCTTGTGTTCAGGCAGACCATAGATGTTGCGCATGAACGAACGCTCTGTGATCTCATAGAACACGTCAGAAAATGAAAAACAATCACCGATCGTCACGTTGATTCCCTTTTCAATCAAGTCGCGGTACTGCACGTATGCCTCAATCTTGAACTGTGCATCGATGCCGAACTGGTCGATCTTGGTATCGGTCTGAAAATTGTTGTCGACCAGTGCATCGATCGCGATCGGGTTATCAAACACTTTTTTCAAGGCTTCATTGTAGATCGAGTGAACCTGTGTCTTGGCTTCAGAGATGGGATAGTAGTAGATCTTCTGGCCCACCACGTCCTTGATCAGCTCTTTGGTGATGTCAGAGATGAAGTTGAGCTCTCGGGGTGTGATGAAAAGACGCGACATAAACCGATCACGATGCTCTTGCCGAGAGGCATAGGGACGTATTTCAATTGTTTCTGCATAGATTCTGCCAGGGCAGCCTGTTGTTCCATCAGCTTAGCGTTGGTCAGGTTGTCAAGGAACTCTTTGAGTTGTGTGCCGAGCTTGTCTTTGTCTTCGCGGCCTTGCGTCACCAGGGCCTCACCGTTCAGTTGTAGGTCGGCATTGGGGATCGGGATGGTCTGAAACTTGCTACGAATCAGGCCCAACAGCTCACGGGCCAGGGCCAAAGTGTACTGACGGATCCATTGACGACCAGGCTGTGTGATGCTGACGAATGGAATGTTTCCCAACGGCACGTTCTGGGGACCTGATACACCATATATCGACTGGTCTTGGCCTTGGAGCGCGGAGGCATTCAATGGATCGAGCTGTCCGGCTTGTACTTTGACGTACAATTTGCCCAGTTGGATGTCTGTGACTGGAATGGGATAGATTCTCAGGTTGCTGCCGATGATGTCATAGCTGTAGTTCGATCGTCTGACACGAAAGGCAGTCTCTAGCATCCCGCGTCGGAGGACGTCCTCAAAGACGGGCAGCACGTAGAAGATGGTACTGTTGACGTAGCTCTCGTAGTTGAAGTTGGTAGCCAAGAAGTTGGTGATGTTGCTGGCATTCAACAAGGTCGACTGGGCAGCCAACGGTTCAAAGTGAAAGACCTCGATGATTCGGATCTGACTCTTGGTCGTCATGTTATTGTAGATGACGGTGCCTGAAACAGCGTCCTTGAGGGCGGTGTATATGTTGTAGTCCTGTTGACCGCCGACGATGTCAAAGTAACCCAACGTTGCATCGTAGGCACCCCCGACACCGGCATAGGTTGAGTATGGCGAAGCTTGACGCATCAAAAACTCCAGCGTCTGGTGGGGATATCGATTCGTCAGGTCGTTGGTGCTACCTGTCGGCATGCCCAAAACGTTGGCTAGTTCTGACTGGATCTTCATCTCGTGGATCTTGCGAGCGTATTCACAGCACGCTTCCTCGAAACAAGCCCAAATCTCTTTGCTGGTCAACTCAACTGACAGGACATCATCACCGAGCTTGCGCTTGACAAAGGTGACCATGCCGTCAGCCTCATGTTGAAACTGCAGGTCGCTGTCGAAAAAGCCGAAGGGCGTAGGTGCAATTGTCTGGACAAAACTCGGCATGTGACCTTCCTGCGATAAGTATAGAGCGTTGATCGATGAGGAACTTCAACTCTGACAGTGGTGTAACTCTAACACACAGAATGGTACGGTGAAACTATGGGATACAAAATCGGTGACGAGCTAGTTGTCCTAGTCGATGATACCTTTGGTTACCGTGACATTGTCATGAGGCCCGTGAAGGTCCAGATCATCGGCCGTGAAGGTGATGGCAGTTCAACATTGTACCTGTGTTACGTGCCTTCTTATCTAAGTCACCCAAATTCATCTATGATGACCGATAGGACGTTGAAGCGATATGGTGCAGACAAAAAATTTCTCAATGATGAAGGTATCGTAATTCGTCAAGGATCAGACGTGGTGAAACACATCCCATGTCAAGAAGGCGAAAAGTGCGATCACTGTGGCGATTTCATCATCAGTGGCGTCCGTGATATGGACAATTGTTTTAAGTGCCGGGCATGCCACGAGAATCCATGGCGCTAATCAACGTCGACGACCGCGAATAAAACTGCGCGCCAGGTCTCTGATCAGGCTTTCTTCGTCACGGGGTTTTGGTTTATTGACAATAGGCGCCGGTTCTTCACGGGTCCTAATTTCGTACCTCTCTTTGAGAGTCACCTCAGCCGCGACACGGGCGGTAGGCATGTGATCATGAATGCCTGGTGTCTTAGACCCCGCGTGTGGTGTTGCCGCAAGAATGATCGGTGTCGACACAGTGGGCACAGAAACCTGTGAAGGTTGAACCTGACGGCGATTGACCACTACTGGTGCTGCTGTGACAGTGATTTCTGATTTTTTCGCGCGTGGTGTCAAATTGAACGACTCAGCGACTACAGTGAGAGCTTTTTTGAAATTGATTTGAAAATGCACCGGCGCGAAATAGCGGTTTTCGATCAACACTTCAACGCGGGCTTGGTACATTCCATCAGTCAATCGACCTTTCATTTGAGGCACAATGAACTGGACAACGCCGTCTTCACCGGTACCATGACCATTGAACATGTACGATACGTCTTCAGCTTCACAGACTAGCCTGACACGGGCAGGAGCAGGGGAGGCGCCTTCAACTTTAATTTTGAAGGCCAGTTCGTTGGACTCTTCAGGATCCAGCGAGATCGTTTCAACGAGTGGTTCCATTGTCTCATAAGTATCTTGTCACTTCAACCGCCTGATCGTAATCTTGATGTCTTCCCAGGCTTTTCTAACACGTGTTGAAAGGTGTTCAGTCAGACCAATTGCGTAGCGAACTGCTGAATTTACTCTGACGCGGATGAAACCTTCTATCTTGACGAGAGGTGGTTCATCATTGATCCTGATCAACTTGGCCCATACAACGATTTCTTCCAGTTCACGCAGGGCTCGTTTGGCGCCCGATTGACCTACACGGACAATGCGTTTGAACTCTTCTACGATCCTAAATCCACCGTAGCCCTGTGTCACAAGGCCGGCGCGGCCGGGCCTTCCACGAGATGTTCCCATTCCACGGGTGACTATGCGATTGACTGGATGAGTCAAACGTCACCTCAAACTTTGATTCTCTGGAACACTGCGTCCATCGACGGAGCAACCAGATCATCATAGAGGTTATATGTCGCGACCAACGTGACGTTGTCTTCTTTGTAAAAATTCATCTGATTACCGATGATGTGCCAACGTCCATATGCTGAGTCGATCAATCTCTGAATTGAACCAGTGACTGAATTGACCATTTGCCAAGTGTCAGCAACTTTGGGATCATTGGCTTGAACATTCTGCTCTTCAGTCGCAAATGATTTTGACAAAATCAGGCTCATCGAACCTGTGATCGCAGGACAATCCCACAGGATTTGACCGTTGAAATTATCAGGATACGTTACGTTGGCAGCATATATGCCGCTGCCTGACGTCAATTGATAGACGCCTGTGGTCGTTCTCGGTGAGACGACTGCGCCTGCGACATCAAGAACAGTGTAGCCCACACCTGTCGAACCCGTAACGTCAGCTCGATTTCTACCGAAATTTGCATTTTGTAGCAGCGTCAGTGGCATTCAGTTCAATTCTACACCGCATCAAAGAACAGGCTTTTTCAAGAAATCATGTGTGGTAATTTTGATGTCCATTAACAAACAACGGCGCCTCATAAGTAGGAGGCGCCGTTACACGTGTTATGTTGAACGTCAGTGAGGTACAGCAACGACTCTAACAGGGGCATTCGAGCCACCCGTCATCATCCACTGCATCCACGGGGTCAGGCCACCACCGGGCGTGTAGCGCCCTTCAACAACTGCCTTCGTGTTGTCACTGAGCCCTTCCTGGGCTGCTGGACACAGGAAGACTCCGCCGGGCAGCAACCCAACCGATGCATTGACTGCAGTCCCCCAGTAACCACCGCGAGGATTGAGCACGAAGCCTACGTTCTGTCCGTCGGTCGAGTTTGTCAAGATGTGCATGCGATACAGGACACCGATGTTACCGTGGAGCCTCATGGCAGTGCCGTCAGTGGCATCAGTTCCCATTGCATCCGGATCAGATGCAGAGTTGCTGTTGAGCGGGAACTGTTGGATGCCCGCCGCAGTATCGATCGACACACCTGAGGCTGTGTCATATACTTTGTCTGCGAATGGGAACGTGCCACGATCGTGAGTATCGCGAGACAGGACCGACAAGCCTGGGCACACCGTCAACGGTGCATCATTCTGATCGAGGGCACAGACTGTCAACTTGTATGCCTGCGTCATGCTGATGTCGTAGATGCCGTGCATCAGCTGACCCGGATTCATCAGCACCTCAAGTGAAACCGAGTCTAGACGAACGGTCGTACCAGCAGTGACCGTCACAGGGGTACCTGCAGTCGACTGAAGCCAACGCTGAAATCCTAGCTTGCCGACAGTGACGAAGGCCGTTGAGGGACCTGCAACGCCTTTCTTCTGGATCGTTAGGGTTGCAGAACTTGCGCTGGTGTTCTTGATCAGGATCGCTAGCTTCATCTTGCCCGATGCCTTGCCGTTCACGTGGTAGACCCACATGCGGTTGTAGGTGGTGCCCGACGTGGCTAGGAAGCTATCCTCGTACAGCCTTCCTCGCACAGGAACGGTCTCGGGAGAATCAGAAAAGACAAGCGACCCACCCGACCAGGTTCCCGTCATCGACACCTCGGGACAGGTGATCGGATTGACACCTGCCAGGTCAACGATCGCACCTTGCGTTGCTACCGTTAGGTCAGTGTCGAGCTGTGCCGGAGTCGGGCACGTGACCAACGAAGCAGTCTGTACTGACACAGGCTCGAGAGAAGGCAGAGGCGCAGGTTCACCCGTAGAACACGCGACAAGAAGAACCAACAACATCACAATAAACAATTTCCACATTTTTCTCATGTCATGAATCTCCAATACAAGTTGTCAACCAGAACCACTGACGTACAATGCATCTTCCCAAACGTTCAAACGTGCACGAACTGTCGTTTGACTTGCCTGACCCGCAGTCGAGGTGATGCGAACGTACGTCTTTTCCTGCAGCGGCACAGACCTAAACGTACGTGAAAGATCGCTCCGTGAACCCGAGGCAATACCGACCATGTTGTCAAGGTCTAGAAAGATTGGGTCGACTAGGCTACCGCTGAACCACCGTTGAGCCTTGAGCTTCATATTTGCGTCGTCGCTGACGGTGACGCTCCACTCGATGACCTCGGCCTTGGAACCTGATGGAATGTAGTGATGACACAAGAATGCATCAGTCGTTGCAGCACCGATGCTGCAGATCTCGCCTAGACCCGTAGAACCCGTCGTCAACGTGATCTTGCCGACTGCTGCTGTGCCCTTGATGACCTCAAATTTTTCGATGAACCTGATGTCAGTGTTGACCGTCGCAACGGCGGTGGTGCCGTTGAGGTTGACGTCTTCGATCTTCTTCTGGTAGTTCGAGTTGAGGAACGTGATTCGGACGGCCTTGGCACCGGCGCCTGCAGGATTTGCATCGCTGGCAGAAGTTGACACCACGGCACGTTGGCCTTGACTTTGTTGCTCAAAGTAGCCATTTGTTGAGACCAGCAGTTCAAGGCTGCTAGTCGACGTCATGTTCCCGAGCCGGTATACCCAGCGATCATCGCCGGTATCGAACAACTTGACGGGCAAATTGCAACGTGACTTGAAGTTGTTTTCAAAGTCTGCCTTGTTGGAATCGTTTTGTGCCTGGCTATAGCCCGGTGCATCTGGCACTGTGCCCTTGGTGATGTAGGTCACATACACAAGAGGAGAGTCGACGGCAAAAATTGTGTACTGCGTGCCGTCGTCATCGTACTGCACTGATGACGAATTTGTGTTAACTGTGTTTTTAAATTGCTGCCATGTGACCGCACTGATGATGAATGCATTGCCAAACTGTACGCTCATGGTTCAGATCTCCGAGAAGTCGAATGACAATTCGCTTGTGGTGTTAGCACTCGATGGAATGCAATAGCCCGTGATCCTAGAGGGGCCTAGGGTCTTGATAGGAATGCCC